GGTGAAGAAAAATGAGGTAAATATTCAATTAGAATAAAAAGTGCTACCCTCAAGGGAGGGAGCAGGACCCAGGTGTGGTCAGAGGTAAACACCACCTCCGTACTAACTTACGGAGGTTTTTGTTTACGAAGATCTCTTACTACCTCATTATAGTAAATTGACCCATACATATCATCATCATCAGGCTCATCTTGTTCAGACGTCTCATGCACCGTATAATCTTCATCTTCCAACGAAGCCTCCACAGCTGCATGTAAGCGTTCATCCTCTTCCATAGCCTTTCTGATAATTTCCTTGTACTTTAACTCCTCCTCATAGTACTGATCATCATACATCTGTTCTGTATCACTATCCTCAGCTTCTTCATAGTAGCCACCTTTGCCAGAACGTCTCTCAAGTCTATGCTGATTAATTGACGCACGCGCAGCTTGTGCTTTTGCAAGCATTCGTCGCGCATGACGCTCCTCTTTCTGTAGTTTTAAGAGATGCACTTCCTGTGGTTGAGTTGCCTCAGCCACAGTGGCAATAGGTGGTAAACTAGGTCTCTGCATTGATGAAGATACAGCCTTATCAGGTGTGATATCAGCAGCCATGCTCTTTATATCTTCAACGACGTCCCGTTGTCCATGAGAAAGAGTGATGTCTGCCACTGACTGCAATACTGACGTCTCACCAGCAACATCAGTAGGTTTAGCATGTTCTCGCACTTGTTCCTCTTTCTTCTTAGCCCACTTCACTGGTCTTGGTGGGATTGGAGGTGGAGGTGGAATAGTGCTTGCCATATCCTCAGGACCAATATCTGCTACTATTGGTTGATCAAGAGGACGTGACTCCTCTCCCACAATATCTGCAGCAAACGAGCCAATATGATCTAGTTCATCATCGTGTGCTGGAGGACTTTCCTCTACTGATGCATCCGTAACATCAGCTGGGGGCAGTGTAATATGGGAGAGAGAAGCCTGGATATGTGGGGGAGCATATATCTTTGCAAACCAGGCTTGGGCGGGATATGATCTAGACATTTTCAATTCTGGTGGAATGCTTGGGCAGCCCTCAACAGGAGCATAATCTGTATTAACACCATGACCCATAGAACGTCTCTGTTCATACGCCACATGTAACACATCATATGCGTCTTTTGACACTACACAGTTGAATCCACGACCAACATACCCTGAAGATGTCTTGGCAACACGTTCACCCGCCTCACCACCCGTAGGTGGTGAAAGGATCGCATTGCCGACCAGCTTGACAGGATCCATCGCTGGAACCGGCCATCTCAAGGGACCATCTTTGGAGTACTCTGGTGGTAAGTGATACATCATTATTCTTTGCCCCAAGAATGGGATACCAATCATTACATCCTTCGGTAATGGACTAATCTTCCCATCCATCGAACAAATCGAACGTTGTTTCACTTTAGCTCCACCAGCACCATATATCACTTGCCAATCCATTGAATCACCTTTGAGAGGGAAACCTAAATCATCTGTCACTTTCTTTACACTAGTGAAGTAGGCCCTTACAGAAGGTAATGTAGAATCAGGTGGTACCTTGATTTTGCTTACTGCATAATTTATTCGACCAGACGCGACAATATCGACAATTGTAGTACAGTTGACGCCAGACAACAAACCTTTCTTACGAAAAGCAACATGTTGTTTTGCTACCAACATCTCACAAGCGGCAATATAGTTACAGAAGAATATACACGCGGTAAACCATTTTGGACCGAGTTTTGTCTCGGGCGACTTAAGCCACTCTTTCATCTTAGCCGTAGATGTAAGATCCGCTAATAATAATGGCTTCGTCGAGAAGGATTGCAATAACCATAATGTAAATATGGATGTAGTGGGATCATCAACCTTCATATCCATACCGGATACGTCAGGCCCAGCGAGTATAACTGATCCATCCTCACATACAATAATCCATAACTGATCATCACCCCAGGATATAGGGTAAAAACCAGGAACTCTCTTTTTAAGTATCCAGTCAACCATCTTTGCTGCACCACCATTCATCCATGAGAATTTGTATGCAGAGAAACTCTGTTCATCGTCCAGGAATGAATTCATACCTGGTTTTATAGAGGATTCTATACATGCAAAAATCATTCTTAGATGTCCTGGTGTTACTCCAAACGGACGTGTCTTAGTGAAATACTCAGATCGCTCATAAACATCATGTTTTGCAGACAACATCGACACCGATCTTGCTCGAAGTGCCTGATCTTTATGACACTTCTCTTTATATTTTGTAAACCCCATATTGGACATCTCCACCAGCGCAGCTTCCGCCGCAGCAAGTATCTCAGCCGCATAAGTCTTCATAATAGCTCCTGGAACAAAATATGGTGCACCGGGATGTGCATCGAAATTCATCTCAGGATTAACGTCTTCAACTGATAATTCCTGCTCGAGATGTGCCAATCCATTTCTAGAAAAATGCTTAATAATCCACGCAGCTTCATCTTCTGTAGGAGATGGAGTTTGTTTTACTGTCAACTGCTTCTTCATACGAGATAGAAGAGCAGCTAGTGTACCAGACCCTGAATAATGAGTGTTTATATACTCAATAACTTTTGTCTTGAATTCAGCTGATACTGATGATGACATTAACTGAGTTAACAGTAAACCATCAGCGCTTCCAATAGTAAATGAGAGTAGTGGATTAGTAACAACCTTAGAAGCATATCCTATTGGTAATACAATACCAGGTTGAAGAGCATTTATTGTAGGTGTGCTCCTATACCCAGGTAAAGAGGATATTGCAATTCTCAAGGCATCTTTCTTAGAGAGATCATTCGCATAAGTATTCGTACTGGTTGGTGGTGGTACGAACGCCACATAAGAAGGAAGAGATGCTGCGAGTGGGGCATCGCTTTCCTTTTCCTGTCCAACAACTTTAACTTTCAAAATTTCAGATAAGCGGAGGGCTTTTGTGCCAACTTGCGTATATGAACTCATGATTGTATATAAACTTATTGAACTTGAGTCAATGACTTGTCACAACAGGTGAC